TCTGCAAGTGCTGTCAGAGGCATGTCGTTCAATATCCTCTTCTTGGACGAATTCGCGTTCGTTCCAAATCACATCGCTGATGCCTTCTTTGCATCTGTTTATCCTACTATTACTTCTGGTAAATCAACAAAAGTCATCATAGTCTCAACGCCTCATGGCATGAACCACTTCTATAGGATGTGGCATGATGCAGAGAAAGGTAAGAATGATTATGTCCCAACTGATGTTCACTGGTCAGAAGTACCAGGTAGGGATGAGAAGTGGAAAGCACAAACAATTAAGAACACCTCTGAGCAGCAGTTCAAGATTGAGTTTGAGTGTGAGTTCCTAGGTTCTATTGATACTCTGATTGCTCCTAGCAAACTAAAGACTCTTGTGTATGATAATCCTATGACCAGAAATGCTGGTCTTGATATCTATGAGCAACCAATAGCAGACCATGACTATGTGTGTACAGTTGATGTGGCAAGAGGTGTAGGTGAGGACTACTCTGCATTTATTATTGCAGACATTACATCCTTCCCCCATAAGATTGTTGCCAAGTATAGGAACAATGAGATTAAACCTATGTTGTTCCCCAATGTAATCTATGAGGTAGCAAAGAGTTATAATAATGCTTTTATTTTATGTGAGGTAAATGATATAGGTGACCAGGTTGCAAGTATAATTCAATATGATTTAGAATATCAGAATCTGTTGATGTGTTCTATGAGAGGTAGAGCAGGTCAGATTGTAGGTCAGGGTTTCTCTGGAAATAAAACTCAACTTGGTGTCAAGATGAGTAAGACTGTTAAGAAGGTTGGTTCTCTCAACCTTAAGACAATGATTGAGGAAGATAAGTTGACCTTCTGTGATTATGAGATTATCTCAGAACTTACAACTTTCATCTCTAAGCACAATTCATTTGAGGCAGAAGAAGGATGTAATGATGACCTAGCAATGTGTCTGGTTATCTATGCTTGGTTGGTAGCACAGGATTACTTTAAAGAACTGACTGACCAGGATATTAGAAAGAGATTATATGAAGAACAGAAGAATCAGATTGAACAAGACATGGCACCATTTGGTTTCTTAAATGATGGTTTAGATGAAGGCACATTTGTAGATGCAGATGGTGATAGGTGGTCCACTGCTGATGAGTATGGACAGACTGCTGGTGGTATGGACTATATGTGGAACTGGAGATAATGGATTTAGATAAGCAAATCAAACTTGGTCATTTACTTTTAAATGATAGAAAGTGTAGGGTTTGTGGTAAAAGAAAAAATCTCATTGATGGGTTCTATAGAACAAGAAAGGATAGGGGACCAGTAGCAGCATCATACTCATATGAATGTAAAGATTGCACAATTGATAGAATAACAAAAACAAGAAAATGCAAGAATGATTGGGCATACCCAGATTGGTAGTGTTCACTCCAATTTTCCCCAGTCAAAACACTCAAATTCCTAAATATTTTGTAGTTAAACATGAGACTTTAGGAGAAACATATGGCTACTCCTCAATTATCTCCAGGAGTTCTAGTCAGGGAAGTTGACTTAACTGTTGGTAGAGCAGAGAACGTCCTTGATAATATTGGAGCAATCGCTGGTCCCTTTCCTATTGGACCTGTTAATGAACCAATCACCATCGAGACACAGCAACAATTTTTAGACACATTTGGCAAACCTCTGTCAACAGACAGACAGTATGAATACTGGATGAGTGCCAATTCATTCTTGTCTTACGGTGGTATTCTTAAGGTTTGTAGAACCAATGGATCTACACTTGTAAATGGTAATGCTGGTGTAAATCAAGCAGCATCTGCAAGTCTTAAGGTAGACAACATTGAGGACTATGAACTGAACCATGAGAATAGTTCAGAGTTCTACTGGTCAGCAAGAAACCCTGGTTCATGGTCAAACAATCTTAAAGTCTGTGTCATTGATGACCAGGCAGACCAAATTGTAAGTATTGCCACAACAAACCCTGGTGCTCTGGGTATTGAGATTGGCATGGGTTGTACCTCTGCCAGAAACAACATCACCATTCCTAAGGCTGGTGAAACAGTACAATTTAGTGGTTCACTGAAAGGTATTGTTACAGGTATCAATACTGATGCAGTGAATGGAGCAAGTACACTTGACATTAAGGTTCTTTCACACCTTTCTCCTGACATTGATTCATTTTCTGCAATTGGCAGCACAACAACTTCACTAGAAGCAACTGGTGGTAGTTCAGGTGATACAACTATCTTCCTTGATGGTGACCCCAATTCTTTGGGTATTGCCACTGGTAACACCCTGTTGATTGTCAACAATGGTAGAAAAACTGTTACTGGATTTGGTACAACATCTGTTTCATTCTCTGCTGGTATTGCTGTCACAGTAACTGCTGGTGCTGCTGTTACATTTGAGAATAAGACAACAACATTTGGTGGTGAGACACCCATCACATATCAAAACTTCAACATCAATGCCTCCTTCCAAGAAGGTGATGGTCTAAGATTTAGAAATGATGTTGGTGTTAAGACAGGTCCTAATCTGACAACTGTTACAGCAGTTAAGGATTGGTATGATGACCAGACACTTGGATTAGAGAACAGCATCCTGTTCTGGAGGTCAATTGCTGAGAAACCTGTTACAAGTCAGTACACCAACCTTAGAAATGGTTCAGGTGATGGCATCCACGTAGTTGTTGTTGATGACACTGGTGAAGTAACTGGCATTCAAGGTGCAATTCTTGAGAAGTTTACTAATCTGTCTAAAGCAAGTGATGCTACAGCAGATGGTGACTCACCTCTGAGAATCTACTACAAGGATTTTGTCAAGCAAAATTCTCAGTATGTTTTCCCTGGTTTCAGTCCTGCTAACAGCACTGATACTTTCTGGGGAACTTCACCTGCTGCTACTGGTTTCTCAACCAACTTCACTCCTACAACAATCAGTAATGGTGTTTGGAGTCAAGAAGCACAAGGTGTAAACTTCAGTGCAGTTGGTAACAACTCTTACTCCTTGACTGCTGGTAATGACTATGATGCAGTTGGTGGAATGAAGGCATCCTTGGGTGAACTTCTTACTTCCTACAACTTGTTTGAAAACAAGGATGAAATTGCTGTTGATTATCTAATCATGGGTCCTGGTCTGGCTAACAAGTCAGAGACACAGGCAAAAGCAAATCTCCTGATTTCAATTGCTGAGCAAAGAAAGGATTGTATTGCTACCATCTCTCCTCATAGAGCAGATGTTGTTGATGTAACCAATTCAATAACTCAGACAACCAATGTCCTTTCATTCTACAATGCTCTGAGTTCTTCCTCATATGCAGTGTTTGATTCAGGTTACAAGTACACATTTGACAGATTTAACAATCAGTTCAGATACATCCCAACCAATGGTGATACTGCTGGTCTGATGGTTAGAACTTCTGTTGATGCTTATCCTTGGTTCTCACCTGCTGGTATTCAAAGAGGTGTTCTTAACAATGCTATTAAGATGGCATACAGTCCATCTAAAGCACAAAGAGATTCACTCTATTCTGCCAGAGTTAACTCCATCATCAACCAAAGAGGTTCAGGTATTGTACTGTTTGGTGATAAGACTGGTCTTGGATATGCTTCTGCCTTTGACAGAATCAATGTAAGAAGACTGTTCCTGACTGTTGAGCAAGCACTTGAGGGTGCTGCTAATTCACAACTCTTTGAACTGAATGATGCTAACACTAGAGCAAATTTTGTCAACATTGTTGAACCCTACCTGAGGGATGTACAAGCAAAGAGAGGTTTAATTGACTTCCTGGTTGTATGTGATGAAACAAATAACACTCCTGACGTCATTGATAACAATGAGTTTAGAGCTGACATCTTCCTGAAACCAACCAAGTCTATCAACTTCATCACTCTTACATTTGTTGCCACCAGAACTGGTGTTGATTTCCAAGAGATTGTTGGTACTGTTTGATTAGGATTTTATTAAATACAAAAGGAGTTTAACCAATGGCAGACACAAAATCACTATCACAGTTTAAATCAAGATTGGCGGGTGGCGGTGCCCGCCCCAATCTATTTGAGGTATCAGTTCCTACTTTCCCAGCAGCTATTGTTGATGCTTGGGGAAGTGGTGACCAGTCAGAAAATGGCACCATGAAGTTCCTGTGTAAGGCAGCTCAACTTCCTGCTTCAACAATTGCTGAAGTCACTGTTCCTTTTAGAGGTAGAAACCTCAAGGTTGCTGGTGATAGAACCTTTGAACCTTGGACAGTTACAATCATCAATGATGAGGACTTCCAACTGAGAACAGCATTTGAAAGATGGATGAATGTAATCAGTAAGTTGGATGATGCTACTGGTGTTACCAACCCTTCATCTTATATGACTGATGCTTATGTTCAGCAATTAGGTAGAGGTTCACAGAAGTTCTCAACCACAAATACTGGTGGTGAGTCAGCAGTCCTTAGAACTTACAAGTTCTTTGACATCTTCCCAACTGAAGTGTCAGCAATTGACTTGAGCTATGACACCACAAATGACTATGAGACATTTGATGTAACCTTCCAGATTCAGTACTTCACAGTAGGTAATTCACTTGAGTCTACAGGGGCATCAGCAAGTGAAGTTCTGATTGAGTGATAAATAACTAGACAGACGTCTAGACTAAATCATAATGGGCAGATTATTTGGATTCTCAATTGAAGATAATGAGAAGACACCACCCAGTGTAGTATCTCCGATTCCACCCTCTAACCAGGATGGATCGGAGCATTACGTAAGCACTGGGTTTTTTGGTAGCTATGTAGATATTGAAGGTGTCTACAGAAATGAGAATGAATTGATTAGAAGATACAGGTCAATGGCACTGTATCCTGAGACAGATAGTGCCATTGAAGACATTGTAAATGAAGCAATTGTCTCAGATACAAATGATAGTCCAGTAAAAATTGAACTATCTAACCTGAAAGCAAGTGATAATATCAAGAAAAAGGTCAGAGAAGAGTTTTCTTATATCCTAGAACTGCTTGATTTTGATAAGAAAGCACATGAAATTTTCAGGAACTGGTATATTGATGGCAGATTGTACTATAATAAAGTCATTGACCAGAAGAATCCACAGGCAGGCATCCAAGAACTGAGGTATATTGATGCCTCTAAGATGAAATATATTCGTCAGATTAAGAAACAGGGCAAAGATAGTGTGCAAACTGCACAAAATCAATTGGCAGCAAGTGATAATACAGGTTATAACTTCCCAGATATTGAAGAATATTTTATCTATACCCCTGGTCAGAAGAGTGGAACCAACTATGGTGCCAATAATTCTTCTGTAAAAGGCATTAAGATGACAAGAGATTCTGTCACTTATTGCACCTCTGGTCTGGTAGATAGAAATAAAGGTCTTACGTTGTCATGGTTGCACAAGGCAATCAAACCACTCAATCAGTTGATGATGATTGAGGACTCACTGGTTATCTACAGATTGTCAAGAGCACCAGAAAGAAGAATTTTCTACATTGATGTTGGTAATCTGCCTAAGGTAAAGGCAGAACAATACCTGCGTGATGTCATGATGCGTTATAGAAACAAGTTAGTCTATGATGCAAACACTGGTGAGATAAGAGATGACAAGAAGTTCATGTCAATGATGGAGGACTTCTGGTTACCTAGAAGAGAAGGTGGTAGAGGAACAGAAATTACCACACTTCCTGGTGGTCAGAACCTTGGAGAAATCACTGATATCAACTATTTCCAGAAGAAACTTTATAGAGCATTGAATGTTCCTGAGTCCAGAATACAGGGAGACACTGGTTTCTCCATGGGTCGTTCTTCTGAAATCTTGAGAGATGAAGTTAAGTTCTCCAAGTTTGTTGGCAGGATGAGAAAAAGATTCTCGTCAATGTTCAATGACATGCTGAAGACTCAACTTCTGCTTAAAAATGTTGTCACTCCTGAAGATTGGGAGTACATGGCAGATCATATTCAGTATGACTTCCTGTATGACAATCACTTTGCTGAACTCAAAGATGCAGAGATTCAGACTGAGAGAATCAATCTTGCTGCTCTGGCAGAACCATATGTTGGCAAGTATTACTCTGCTGACTATGTAAGAAGACAAATCCTTAGACAGACTGATGAGGAAATTCTTGAGCAGGATGAGTTGATTGAAAAAGAAATTGAGGCAGGTGTTATCCCTGACCCTGCATCAATTGACCCAATGACTGGTATGCCAATGGACCCTAATGCTCCTGCACCTGGTGAACCAGCTCAAGCAATGGCAGCTCCACCAACACCAAAAGACCCAGAAATCACACCTCCCAAGGGTGGAGAGATCTAAATAGCAAACGTACAGACATTTTTTAACATGGACGAACTTATGGATATGCTCGTCAGCAAAGACGAGAGTGCATCACAAATCAGTGATAAAATTAAGGATTTACTTTTTGCAAAGAGTGCAGAAAAAATTGAAAACATCAGACCTGAAGTGGCTGCATCAATTTTTGATGAACCAGAAGTTGAAGCTGAACTTGAGCAAGAAGATGAGGTTGAAGAAGTTGAGGATGAAGAAGAATCCTCAGAGGAAGAGTAATACTAAATACACCTATAGGACTGTAACCTTATAATAATGACTGCTATTAGACCAGTAGGAATCAATTCTACATTAACAACAAGTACCTCAAGTGTACAAACATCAGCAATCTCTCAACAGTCTGACAATCTCAGAGTTGTTGCAGAAACTGCAGGTGTTTATGTAAACTATGGTGCTAACCCAACATCAACCAATGAGAACATTTATGTTCCTGTTGGTGAGGGTGAAGACATTTCTCTTGGTCCAGTACAGTCACAAAGAGTTGTTGGTATTACCACTGGTGCTACTACAATCATTGATTTTCCAGAAGGAACAGGTTGTCCCTTTGGAGTTGGTGATGCTGTAACACTTACAGCAAATCAATCTAATTTTAATTTTACTCATCAACTTGTACAGTCTGTTGATAACACTGCAGGTGTTGGTGGTTACTTTAACACCAGAATGACAGTTGATTATAACTCTTCTGCAGTAACTGATGTGTTTGATGCACAGCAGTTTGCAGAAATTAGAAAGTCAATCAAGGTCTCTGTTGCAACAGAATCTGGCACTGGCAAAGCATACATCCAACAAGTACAAGTATCCTGAAGACAATGAAACTTATCAGAGAAGAAATTGAAACAGTTGACTTTATCGTTGAGGAAAAGAACGGTAGAAAGTCAATGTTTATTGAGGGCATCTTCCTTCAGGGTGAGATGCAAAACAGAAATGGTAGAATGTATCCTATGAACGTCCTGAGAAAGGAAGTTCAAAGGTATAATGAGAATCACATTCAATCTGGGAGGGCTCTTGGAGAACTTGGACATCCAGATGGCCCAACTGTTAATCTGGATCGCGTCAGTCACAAGATTGTTTCACTCAAAGAAAGTGGAACCAACTTTATTGGTAAAGCAAAAATTCTGTCAACTCCAATGGGTAAGATTGCAGAATCTCTCATTGGAGAAGGAGTTAAACTGGGTGTTTCTTCTAGAGGGATTGGTTCCCTTAAAGCAACTAGAGAAGGGGTGAACATTGTTGGTGATGACTTCATGCTCTCCACTGCTGCTGATATTGTAGCAGACCCTTCTGCTCCTGATGCTTTTGTTGAAGGTATTATGGAAGGTAAAGAGTGGATTTGGGATGGTGGCATCCTTAGAGAACAGGCAGCATCCAAAACTTACAAGCAAATTAACACCCTTGTAACTGCCAAGGAGCTTGATGAACAGAAGGCAAAACTGTTCAGTGATTTTCTCAACAACCTTTGAGTTGTTGATAGTTAAAAATACTAATTTATAAATAAATATAGATTAAAATAGGTTAATCGGAGAGTACAAACAATGTCTCGTGACAATTTACAAGAAATGGAGCAATCTAAAACTGCTGTGAACGCGAGTGCAAAACCTGCAGAGGGGATGCCTAAACTTGCTGGTGGAGCAGTATCAGGTCAATCTGGATCTTATGAAGATCTAGGTGGTCCCACTCCAGAAAACTACAAACCAGATAATGACTCTGCCAAAATCAGAGAACCTAAGATTAAGACAGTGGCTGATGTAGTCAACAGAGGAGCAAAAGCAGCAGACCCCATGAAGAAAATGGCCAAAGAAGAGATCGAATCCCAAGAGGAAGAGGTTCTTGAAGAGGACCAAGTTTCTGAAGAGGAAATTGTCGCAGAGGAAGAAACCATTGAGGATGATGGTGTTGACATTGAAGAAGATGTCAATGCTCTCCTGGGTGGTGAAGAACTCTCAGAAGAATTCAGAGAAAAAGCAAAGGTTATCTTTGAAGCTGCTCTGAACTCTAAAATCAAAGAAATCCAGGAAACCCTGGAAGTCCAGTTTGAAGAAAAACTGGATGAAGAAAGAGAAGCCCTTAAGGAATCTCTTACAGAAAGAGTTGACGCATATCTTGAGTATGTCTGCGAAGAGTGGATGACTGAGAATGAGTTAGCTATTGACCATGGTCTTAAGACAGAAATGACGGAGTCCTTCCTTTCAGGAATGAAGGGACTCTTTGAAGAACATTATGTAACTATCCCTGAAGAGAAATATGATGTACTTGAGAGCATGGTAGAAAAACTTGATGAAATGGAGACCAAACTCAATGAGCAGATTGACAAGAACATTGGTCTGAATAAGAGACTCGCAGAGTCTTCAGCAGATTCAATCCTGTCAGTCGTATCTGAGGGACTCGCAGAGACCCAAAAAGAGAAGCTTGCCTCACTTGCTGAAAGTGTAGAGTTTGAAAGTGAAGAAGAGTATCGTGAGAAACTGGAGACCTTGAAGGAGTCATACTTCTCAGGTAAGTCAGTTGCAAAATCAAAAGCACCACAAACCCTTTCTGAAGCAGTAGATTCTACATCAGCACCTGTTGCTGGTTCAATGGAAGCCTATCTCAGAAGCCTGGGTGCTTTCACAAAGTGAATTTTTAATTAATTCAAACCCTTAAATTTCAACAAACGGTAAAAAGCAAATGTTTCAATCAGAACATCTGCAGGAAAAGTGGAGTCCACTTCTCGACTATGAAGGTCTTGATCCTATCAAGGATTCACATAGAAGAGCAGTAACCGCAGTCCTGCTGGAAAACCAAGAAAAATTCCTCAGAGAGGAGCAAGCATTTAGTCAGGGTATCAACCTGATGGAAACCCCCACCAATGCTGCTAATGCAGCTGGTCAATCAGGTGGTTTCTCTGGTTCCGCTGATGCTGCTGGTCCTGTTGCAGGTTTCGACCCTGTACTGATCTCTCTGATCAGACGCGCAATGCCCAACCTGGTTGCTTATGACCTGGCTGGTGTACAACCAATGAATGGTCCTACTGGACTGATCTTTGCAATGCGCTCACGCTACACTGATCAAAGTGGCAATGAGACCTTCTATGATGAAGTAGATACCGCATTCTCTGGTCAGGATGATGGTTTCAACCTGACTGCAGGCATGACTGATCCTGCTGTTGGTCTGGGTACAACTGCACAAGCAGATTCTAACCCTTCAATCCTGAACCCTGTTGGTTCTGCATCCTCCACTGGTTACAGTGTTGGTCAGGGCATGGTCACTGGTGACTCTGAGAACCTGGGCAATGGTGCTGGTGATCAGTTCAACCAGATGGCATTCTCTATTGAGAAAGTCACTGTTACTGCTAAGTCAAGAGCACTGAAGGCTGAGTACAGTCTTGAACTTGCTCAGGACCTGAAAGCAATTCATGGTCTGAATGCTGAAGCAGAACTTGCTAACATCCTCTCTACTGAGATCCTTGCTGAGATCAACAGAGAAGTCATCAGAACAATCTACAAGATTGCTGAGCAAGGTGCTGTTTCTAACACTGCACAACCTGGTGTATTTGACCTGGACATTGACTCTAATGGCAGATGGTCTGTTGAGAAGTTCAAAGGACTTCTGTTCCAGATTGAAAGAGATGCTAATGCTATCGCACAGAGAACACGTCGCGGGAAGGGCAACATGGTCATGTGCTCTGCAGACGTTGCTTCTGCACTGACCATGGCTGGTATCCTGGATTATACCCCTGCCCTGAATGCAAACCTGAATGTTGATGACACTGGCAACACCTTTGCTGGCACCATCAATGGTAAGTTCAGAGTTTACATTGACCCCTATGCTGCAAACCTGACCAGTGCTAATGCATCTGGTGGTAACCAGTACTATGTTGTTGGTTATAAGGGTTCTTCCCCTTATGATGCAGGTCTGTTCTATTGCCCCTATGTACCTCTGCAGATGGTACGTGCTGTTGGGGAGAACACCTTCCAGCCCAAAATTGGCTTCAAGACCAGATATGGTATTGTTGCCAACCCATTTGCTGAAGGTACTACTCAGGGTCTTGGTAGACTCAGAATTAACTCCAACCGCTACTACAGAAGAGTTGCTGTTAAGAACCTCATGTGATTCACATGCCATATCTGGCACAAGGACCCCTCTGGGGTCCTTTTTTTATGAAAATAAATAACAAGAAATTGTAATTATGATTCCAATTATTTGTACAACTTTGGTTATTATGACAGGATATGGGATATATCTTTCATTTGGTCCACCCTCTAAAAATCTAGATGACTCATTTGAGGAGCATGAGGACTAAATAGATGCACTGACTAGTGTCACTATGGGAACCTTAAAGAAAACAGCACTTGGATTATTAATCCTTGTGGGTGTTGCAAATGCTGGTGCTCTAATTGGAAATAGTTTTAGACAACCAGTCAAACCACATATAAGTTATCCACCACTCAATGAATACAGTTCATATGAGATAACCATGTATCCAGATGGTAGTTACTCTATGACATACAAGGGTCATGACCCAACTGTTGTGGACTCTGATACCTATGTTGATTCATCTAATGGATTCTTTGGTATTGGTGGAAGGTCAACAACATCAAGATCACACTCATACATCCCTGGTAAAAAACATGAGTTGGTAGATGAAAATGGAAAAAAGTCTGCAAGAACAGAAGAGTGTATCAAGGCGGAAGGTGGAGGAGAGAGCAATGGTGCCCTGGTAGGCGCTAGTGTTGCTTCAGGTCTTGTGCCAGCAGTAGCAGGCATCCCTTATGTTGGATGGTTAGCATCTGGTTGGTTAGTAATGTTTGGACAAGATGTAGGTTCTTCTGTTGGTGGTGAAATTGCATCCACTATTAAAGGTTGTTGATAAATAGAAAAAAAGTTCTCTTGTAAAGATGTCAAATATCTACGCAAATAATATTAATCCTAGAAGTGGAAACACAGTTACTTTTCCTCAGAACATTAGAGTTCTTGGAACAGCAACCTATGAGGATGTTGCCAATGTAGATTCTGTTGGCATTATTACAGCACAGAATGGTATTCATGTTACTGGTGGAGTTCAAGTAGCGACTGGTGCAACAATTAGTGGATCAACAAATACAATTACAGCACTGACAAATGGTAGTGAAGCACTTCGTATTGACAGCTCAGGCAATTTGCTTTTAGGTGGTGTAAATAATTCTACAGCTAAGGTCAAACTAATACAAGACACAGATGGAGGAGGCATCTATGTTCGTGCGCCAGGTAACCAGCCAACTTGGAAAGCTTTCAGAGTTATAGATAACACTAATTTTGATACTGATACTATTCAGCTTTATTCGAACGGGGAAGCGTATTTTGCTGGGAATGTTGGCATTGGAACTGATGATCCTGGACATAAATTAGAAGTTCAGTCTGGTGGTAATGGAACATTTTTCATCAATGGTAGAAGTTCAACAGGGGTAAATATTTTCAGGGTTTATGAGAGTAGTAATGGGGATGGTAATAATGGAATGTTATACTTAAATGATGGATCTGGTAATCTTGATGTCAAACTGAGCACCAATGGTTATTCATGGTTCAAGGGTGGTAATGTAGGTATTGGAACTGAAAATCCTAGTCAAAACCTAGTTGTTTATGGACCAAATAGCACTACCTTCAGTCCAATTGTATTGACAATGGGTGTAAGAGGATCTAATGCTGCACTTTCTGGAAATGCAGGAGCTGGCATTCAGTTTGGTGGAAATTATATTGATGGTGCATCAACTCAAACTACATTAGCTGGTATCTCAGGTATTAAAGAAAATACTGTAGATGGTAATTATGATGGAGCACTGCTTTTCCACACAAGAACTAATGGTGGTTTAGGTGGAGAGCGTATGCGTATTACATCTAGTGGTGACAGTCAGGTACTAGTTGGAACTGTTAATGGATCAAATAACAGTGGTGCTGGTCTAAAAATGAAAGGAGGATCAGCTGCTACTTATGATACTGTTATTAATGCTGCTACAAATATCAATACTCATCATCTTTATAATATAAATGCCACAAATAATGGTTACAGATTTTACTTAATGGCCAATGGTGGAATCAGTAACTTTGCTGGCAATAACACTAACCTCTGTGATGAGCGTGAGAAAAAGAACATTGCTCCTCTTGAGGACAAATGGGACACAGTGAAAAGTTGGGAACTTAAAAAATTCCATTATAATGATGATGCTGATACTGATGATTTAAAATGTGGTGTGATTGCTCAACAGGTTGAAACTATTTGTCCTGAAGTAATTACTGATTTTATGAAGGATGAGGGAGTAAATCGTAAGGGTGTCAAAGAACAGCAGATGACATGGATGGCGATCAAAGCTTTACAGGAAGCAATGGATCGTATTGAGACTCTTGAGCAAAGATTAGCAGATGCAGGTCTCTGATAAATAATACATCTCCTCTCTTAGGACTATGGCATCCTATATCAAGAAGACTGTCTGCAATCTAGAAGTTTATTATCAAGGTAATAATAAATGGACAGAAAAATTTGCTGATAGAAAACAATATAATAATCAAGGGGATGCTCAAGAGGAACTTACAAAATATACTGGTGTTATAGTTAATGAGTAATATAGAACCACTATCTAGACAAATTAGTGAAGTAAATTTTTTACAAGCTAATGGGTTTAGGTTTAATGTTCAGAGAGCACCCACTGTAGGTTTCTTTGGCAATGCTATCAATGTACCTGGTCTTGAACTAGGTGTAGCACAGCAGACTACCTACCTTAAAAGTGTTCCACGTCCTGGTGAGGTTCTTGAATTCAATAACCTAACTCTTAGATTTTTGATTGATGAAAATCTACAAAACTATAATGAAATCCAGAGATGGATGAGAGGTATTGGATTCCCTGAAAGTCTCCAACAAATATATGATTTTCAAAATGAGGGGAACATTAAGAATGATGGTGGTGATTTAGACTTGTACTCTGATGGAACTTTGACTATACTGAATGGTATAAGCAAACCTCTATTTTCTGTACACTTCAAGGAGATGTTTCCTATTTCATTATCTGATATTAACTTTGATGCTACAGTAACTGATGCAGAATACCTCACTGCTGATGTGACATTTGCATACTTAATTTACAACTTTGAACCATTTGAATGCTGCTAAATGATTGACCTTCCTACCCTACAAGAGATGTGGGAAAAGGATTCTGTTATTGACATTGACAATCTGCACACAGAGTCATTAAGAATTCCTGTTCTGCACTCCAAATATTTTGACATGTACAACACTCTGCTTCTTCTAAGAAAGAAGGCAGAGCAACAAAGAAAGAATGTAAGACATGAAAGGTATGAATACTTCTCTGGTAAAGCAGACCCAGAAGTATATGTTAAAAATCCCTTTCCAAAGAAGATAAGAGATAAAGATACAATGACAAAGTATCTGGATGCAGATGAGAAACTATCCACTGTATCCATGAAAATTGAATACTATGATGTCATGTTGAGATATATAGAAGAAATCTTGAAACAGATTACCAATCGAACTTATCAGATTAAAAACAGTATAGAGTTTATGAGGTTCACTTCAGGTTTAGGCTAATGCAAGAAGAAGAGTACTACCACTTGGAACTGCCTATTCAGGCAGTGCAATGTATCCACACTGGGCTGACTCAAGCAGTAGAAAAATGGTCTGGTGGAGACCCAGTTGAACAGGAAAACTTACTCTCCATGAGAGACCATTTCTACAGAATCATCTTAGAGGATAGATTTAAGAATAGTTAATAAATACATGTAGGTGAGAACCTATATGTATGGCTGATGTAACTATTGAAAAGGTAAATGAAGTTTATCTCAGAATAACAACTGAACCACATATTGAATATGAACTGAGAGATAGGTTCACTTTTGAAGTGCCTAACAAAAAGTTTATGCCCCAGTACAGAAGCAGGCACTGGGATGGATTTGTTCATCTATTCAATATGAAGACTAAGAGAATCTATGTTGGTCTCTTGGATAAGATTATTGCGTTCTGTGAGAATGCAGGTTATACATATCAATTTTTAAATAACAAATTCTATGGTCCTCCATTTGAAGTCAATGAGATGATTTCAGAGGAAGGTGTCAAAGATTACATGAGTTCCATCACTCATTTTGAACCAAGAGACTATCAGATTAATGCTGTATATGATGCTCTTAGATATAATAGAAAACTTCTAATCTCACCTACTGGTTCTGGTAAGTCATTTATGATTTACACCATCACCAGATACTTTGTAGAAAAAGGATTAAAGATACTGCTTGTAGTCCCTACCACATCACTTGTAGAGCAGATGTATAAGGACTTCCAGCAATATGGTTGGGACCCAGAGAACCACTGTCATAGAATCTATGCTGGTAGGGAGAGAGTCAATACCAATGAGGTAACTATTACCACTTGGCAATCTGTCTATCAATTAGATAGAAAGTTCTTTGAGGAGTATGATGTAGTCATTGGTGATGAGGCGCACCTTTTTAAGAGTAAGTCTCTTGTAGGTATCATGGACAAATTACACCATGCTAAGTATAGGTATGGGTTCACAGGCACATTAGATGGCACACAGACCCACAAGTGGGTGTTAGAGGGATTGTTTGGTCCTTCATATAAAGTGACACAAACCAAGAAGTTACAGGATGAAGGGCACCTTGCTACTCTTGACATTCAATGTCTTGTTCTAAAATATAAACCTAAGAAATTTGATACCTATGAGGATGAAATACAGTTCCTCATTGGGCATGAGAAAAGAAACAACTTCATCACAAATCTTGCTGATAGTTTATCTGGTAACTCTCTTGTTTTGTATAGCAGAGTGGAAGCACATGGTGCCATTCTTTTTGACTTAATAAATAAAAAGGTAGAGAAGGATAGAAAGGTATTTTTTATCCATGGTGGTGTAGATGCAGAGGATAGGGAGCAGGTTAGAGAGATCACTGAGAATGAAAAGGATGCTATTATCGTTGCATCATACGGAACATTCAGTACAGGTATTAACATTAAAAACCTTCACAATGTTATATTTGCCTCTCCATCAAAGTCAAGAGTTAGAAACTTACAAAGCATTGGTAGAGTCCTCAGAAAAGGCAAAGACAAAGTGAGTGCAAAACTTTATGATATTGCAGACGATTTAACAATTGGATCAAGAAAAAACTATACATTAAATCACTTCATAGAAAGAGTAAAAATTTATGTTTCAGAGCAATTCAACTATGACATCATTACAATTGATATAAAAGACTAGAAAAGGAGTACAGGTATGGGGATTGAAGACGATTTTTTTGCAATAATAAAATTAAAATGTGGTGATGAAATCTTTGCTAAGGTAGCAGCATCAGAAGAAGATGACAGAACTATGCTTCTGGTTTCTAATCCTATCTGTGTAGAGGAAGTTAAGACTAGAGGTAATATTTCTGGTTATAAGTTTGAACCTTGGTTAAAGACATCATCAGAAGACTTATTCTTAATTAATCTAGAAGATGTTCTTACAATGTCTGAATCAGAGGACATTGAGATGATTGTAAACTATCAGGACTATGTAAGGAAGATTAATAAACAAAACTACTCTAAACTAGATAGGAAGATGGGTTACCTAGGTAATGTCCATGATACCAAAGAAGTCTTAGAGAAGTTATTTAATAATAGCTAGAACCAATCCTTGAAAGGCAACAAACCTAGTTTACTAGTGTTTCAAAGATCTGTCAAGTACTTGTCATCATTACCTAATCCTGATATAATATAAGCATTCAAAATACATTTAATGTAACCTTGTAGGAACTCACTAATGCCAAAGTCTAAAAATCCAGAACATTATGTAAACAACAAGGAGTTCTTGAATGCACTTGAAAACTATTTTGCTCAGGTAGAAAAAGCAAAACTAAATGATCAACCTAAACCAAAGATTCCAAGATACATTGGAGAGTGCTTTCTAAAGATTGCTAATCACTTATCATACAAACCTAACTTTGTGAACTACATGTTCAAGGATGATATGATTTGTGATGGTATTGAAAACTGTGTGAGATATGTACACAACTTCAATCCTGAGAAATCTAAAAATCCTTTTGCTTATTTCACACAGATTATCTACTATGCTTTCCTGAGAAGAATCTCTCAAGAGAAGAAGCAATTAGAGATTAAGAACAAGATTCTTGAGAAGACTGATTTTGATGAGGTGTTTGATGCCAATGAACTTGACAGTGGAAACTTCTCTGAGTACAATAGCATCAAAGATGCTGTGCATCAGAAACTGAGAGGTAACTAATGCTTGGAAGACTTGAACCTGATGAGTATGAAGACACTCTTGTAAATCAAATTGCAAGAGCTGTCAATAAACTGGGATGGGAACCTGGTGATGAGATTGATGTAGAGATTGGTGGCACATCAGTCTCAGGTATTGATGTAGGAGAGGTATATAATAAGAAGTGGCAATCACCCAAGGGAACACGTAAGTATAATAAGGATGCATTTATTGTAATCAAGAACCAGAGTAGAAGGGACTTGACTAAATCACAACCTATGGAAGAATTCAAACCAAAGCATGAAAGTAGCAATAATAACTGATACTCATTATGGTGCTAGAAAGGGTTCTAAACTTTTCCATGATTACTTTGAGAAGTTCTATAATGATATCTTCTTTCCCACCCTAGACAAAGAAGGTATTGATACTGTCATTCATATGGGTGATGCATTTGACAGTAGAAAAGGTATTGAATTTAAATCACTAAAGTGGTCAAGACGTGTTGTGTTTGATCCTCTCAAGGAGAGAGGCATCACTATGCACTTGATGGTTGGTAACCATGATGCATACTATAAGAACACAAATGAGGTTAACTCTAATGATCTTCTGTTGAATGAGTATAATAACATTAAGGTTTATTCTGCTTGTGCAGAGATTCCTGTGGGTGGTCTCCCCATTCTATTCATTCCTTGGGTCAATGAACAGAATGAAGAAGAAACTAACAGAACCATCAAAAAATCAAAGTGTAAAGTTGCAATGGGACACCTTGAACTCAATGGGTTCACTGCAACACCAGGACACATCATGGACCATGGGCATGACCCCAAAATCTATGACAAGTTTGAGAAAGTATTCTCAGGTCACTACCATAGTAGATCCAACAATGGGAAAATTTTCTATCTTGGTAATCCCTATGAGATGTTCTGGAATGACGTCAATGATTCCAGAGGTTTCCATATTTTTGATACAGAAACTTTAGAGCATACACCTGTGAATAATCCTTACAGATTGTTCTACAAGATTTTCTATGAGGACACTGACCATCAAACATTCAATGCCTCTGAGTATGAGAACAAGATTGTCAAAGTCATTGTAAAGAAGAAGACTAACATCAAGAAGTTTGAGAAATTTATTGACAAACTCTATACTGTTGGTGTTGCTGACCTTAAGATTGTAGAGAACTTCCAACTCACAGAGTCTGAGGAGTTTGAAGCAGAAGAGTCAGAAGACACAATGTCCATCCTTAGTAGGTATATTGAAGAATCTGAAACTGAGTTAAATAAAACAGTAGTTCAGTCTCTGATTAGACATATCTATCAAGAGGCGTGTGAGATGGTCTAATGTACATTATTACTGTTGCTGGTAAGGAGAAGGAAGGGGCATACTCTGTCCTAGATGATGACAATGAACAAGTTCTTTACATCTTTGTAGAGGAGGATGATGCTACAAGGTATGCTATGCATCTGGAAGAGCTTGACTATCCTGAAATGAATGTGCTAGAAATAGAAGATGAGTTGATGATTAAGACCTGTGAGATGCATGACCACAGGTACACCATTATTACACCTAATGACATTGTGATTCCACCTGACGAAAAGAATGATAACATTTAAGACTATCTCTTGGCAGAACTTTTTAAGTACAGGTAATACACCAACCACTGTTAATCTGAATGAAACAGCAACTACTCTGATCATTGGTAGTAATGGTGCTGGTAAGTCAACCATCCTTGATGCGTTGACTTTTGTGCTGTATGGAAAATCATTCAGGAAAATCAATAAGGGACAACTCATCAACACTGTTAATGAGAAGAACTGTTTTGTCAATATTGAATTTGATGTTAACTCAACTGAGTGGAAAGTAGAGAGGGGTATCAAACCAAACATCTTCAAGATCTATAGGAATGGAGAACCACTAGATCAAAGTGCATCTGCTATTGACCAGCAGAAGTGGTTGGAACAAAATGTCTTGAAGATGAACTACAAGTCATTCACACAGATTGTTATTCTAGGTAGCAGCACCTTTGTGCCTTTCATGCAACTACCTGTAGCATCACGTAGAGAAGTAGTTGAAGATTTATTGGACATTAAAATCTTCTCCTCTATGAATGATCTTATCAAGTCTAAGATTAGAGCAATCAAAGAAGATGTCAGGACACTTGACCTGAAGAAAGAGGCTATTAAAGATAAGGTAGAGATGCAGAAGAGTTTTATTGATAAGTTGGAGAAGGATGGGAAGACACTTATCAGTGAAAAAGAAGAGCAGATTGAAAACTTGCAACAGGAAGTCAGAGATGGTTTCTTTAGTGGAACTAAACTAGAAGATCAACTACTCAAGAAACAAGAAGAACTTAAAGCATTTGAAGGAGCAAATAAAAGACTTAGAGAATATGGTAATATCAAGGGTAAAATGTCACAAAAGATCAATACTCTTGTAAAAGAACACAAATTTTTCTCAGATAATAGGGTTTGCCCTACCTGTAATCAAGATATTGAGGAAGAGTTTCGTGTAAATAGAATCAGGGACTCTCAAGATAAAGCAGCAGAGTTGCAGCAGGGGTACTTAGAACTCCAGCAGGCAATTAAAGATGAAGAGTTGAGAGAGTCCTCATTCACCAGTATCACAGGAGAGGTAACAAAGTTACTTAATGGCATTACTCAAAACAATACTCACATCTCTGGGTGTCAAAAACAAGTCAAAAGACTGGAATCAGAAATTCAAACTATTACCAGTCAATTTGAGAACAGAAATTCTGAGCAGACAAAGTTAAATGAACTAAGAGATAGTCTTGAGGAAACCTACAGTGACCTTGCTACCAGGAAAGAAGATATAGCATATCATGACTTTATATACTCCCTGCTCAAAGATGGTGGAGTAAAGTCAAAGATTATTAAAAAGTATCTGCCCCTGATTAATCAGCAAGTAAATAAATATCTGCAATTGATGGACTTCTACATCAACTTTAAGTTGGATGAGGAGTTCTCTGAGACTGTAGAATCACCTATACATGAAGATTTTTCTTATGCTTCATTCAGTGAAGGGGAGAAGATGAGGATTGACTTGTCTCTCCTATTCACCTGGAGAGAGATAGCAAGAGTCAAGAACTCTGTCAATACAAACCTACTGATTATGGATGAAGTCTTTGACTCATCTCTTGATGGATTTGGTACAGATGAGTTCCTGAAGATTATCAGGTACATCATCAGTGATGCTAATATCTTTGTCATCAGTCACAAGACTGGTATGGAAGATAAGTTTGAGGAGGTAGTCAAATTTGAAAAGGTAAAAGGATTCTCAAGGAAGACATGATTGAATTTAAAAATTGTCTTATTGATAGAAATGTATTTCCTAGTTTTCTTTTGTCTACTGACTTAACTTGTCATGTTGACAATGATGATGTTATTGTTGATTTCTTAAAGGTAAGAAAAAAAGATAAAGGTAAGAAAAAAACTAATGTTATAGGATGGCATTCTGATATTAAACTACATGATCCAGAATATCCACATCTATGTAATGTGATGGATCTTGCTGGAACCTTTACCAATCAGTTTTTAGACAATGAAGAAACCAATTTGCATGTCACTGATATGTGGTGTTGGTTAATGGAGAATGGTGTTGGAGCATATAATGTAGTCCATAATCATGGGAAGATGGATTTGATTGGAGTGTATTATATTGAGGTGCCTCCAAAAGCAGAGGGAATGACATTACTTAGAACTGATGCTTTCACTCATACTAGATTGTGTGGGTCAAATAAATCCCCTGATTTTGCTATTGATTTTATTGTAGATGCTGTTGTTGGGAGACTCTATATTATGCCAGGACATCTCTATCACTATGTAAGACCCTTTGATGACAAAGGGTTTAGAAGGTCATTAGTATTCAATATAGGGGTTGGTAAGAAGTAATATTAAGAAAGATTGACCAATTTAACATTGATACAATCTTTCATTAAAAAGAGGAAATATTAGCAATTGCTGACTATATAGTGTGTGAATTGGAGATTATTATCATGCATAACTTGATCTCTCACAATGAACTTGCATCATGGAAGTGGGATGAAAAGGTAACTTCTGAAGAAAAATACAACCAAGTATCCGAATACTTCCAGTGCATAACAGAATGTGACATAGTAGATAACGATGCCAGGAGGTTCTGCAGACACATCCTAACAGATAACAACTAGTCACCCCAAGGAGAGTATCTGACTGAAGACCCCCTGCCAGAGATGGTGGGGGGTTTAGTTTTGCAAATAAATACTATGAAGCAAAAGGATGTTTATGCTTTCTACTGAGTACCGCCTTAGGATGGAATTCATTTGCAATAGGATTGTAAATGGAGAAGAGGTTCAACTGTCTGATATGATATGGGCAAATAAACTTGCTAAAGCAAATAGGTCAGCAGGTGAGATGCTAAGGAAGGCAAGAAGAAAGGCAAACAATCCAGACATCCAAGAGGGTGGCTTAGATGATTTTATGATACAGATGGGACTAGGGGATCCTGACCCATCTAATCACAGAACAGGATTCCAAAATACAGATGAAATTGCAGAATGGTTCCATGAAGAAAGGTCAGACGACTGGAGACAACATGATTGAGATTACACCAGAAACTTATGAGGACATGAATAAAGAATTTGAAGAGTTAGGACTTGCTTTTAGATTATCTATCCCTACTCAAGAACAAATAGACGCCTGGAGGTCTACTAATGATTGATACAATTGTTGTCTATTCAAATGGTAGTCAAGAATGTGAAAGAATTATTATGCTTCTTAAATCACTTGGTGGTGAGTTTTTAGAATATAAACTGGACAATCATTTCAGTCAGAGAGCATTTGAGAATGAGTTTGGAGAGGAAGCAGGTTATCCTCAGGTTGCTATTGGAGCAAATCACATTGGAAGTTTGAAGGAAACCCTTCAATGGATGAAGGCAAAGAACCTCGTGTGACAGTTGGCAAACTGTCTGCCTCTGCTGAAATTCTGGTCTGAGTGCTGTAATATAGTCATATACAAAGCAAAGCAGCAATGGCAGTCAACTACGAGATCAAATCACAACTTGCCAAACTCCTTGCTACTGAGGACTTGGTGGTTGAGAATCGTCATGTTGAGACAGCACAGTTCAATGTTGAGACTAGAGTCCTGACACTGCCTATGTGGAAGCGTGCTAGTGAGACTGTCTATGATCTTCTGGTTGGTCATGAGGTTGGACATGCACTTTACACTCCTGATGATTGGAGTTGGGAAGATCGCATTCCTCAACAGTTTGTCAATGTGACTGAGGATGCAAGAATTGAGAAACTGATGAAGAGACGTTATCCTGGTCTCTCCAAATCTTTCTTTCAAGGTTACAAGGAGATGTCAGACAATGACTTCTTTGAGGTTGATGGTCAAGACTTGAGCAAGATGAACCTTGCTGATCGCATCAATCTGCACTTCAAGATTGGTAACTTCATTGATGTTCCATTCTCTGAGAAGGAGATGGAGTTTGTTGAGATGACTGGTGAGAGTGAAACCTTTGGTGATGCTGTCCTGGTAGCAGAACTTATCTACAAGTATTGCAAAGAACAGATTGATAACAGTGAGAAACTGACTGAAGCACCTACTCCTAATGGAAACAAAGGTGACAGTATTGAGGGACCTAAGGAATCACAACCAGAATCAGAGAAGCAAGAATCTGAAACCTCTGAGGATTCTGAGGAGGAAGAACAGCAACAGGAGTCAGTTGAGTCTGCTGATAGCACTCAATCACAAGATGATCCCCTTGAGGTTCAGACTGATGAGAGGTTCAATCAAGGTGCAAAAGATCTAGTTGGCAATACTGAGAATGCCACAGAGATTGGATACTTTGAGATGCCTGATTTTGATGTCAACAAGTACATCATCTCTAATGAAAGAGTTCACCAAGAGTTGGATGATCAATGGGACAAGGAATCTATTCCTTTGACTGATGCATATGGTGATGTTCATGTTGCTGACTTTAGTTGGGCAGATGATCAATACAAAAAATTCAAGAAGAATGCTCAGCGTGAAGTAAACTTCTTGGTAAAAGAGTTTGAGTGTAAGAAGTCAGCAGATGCCTATGCACGTGCTGCTACCTCTAGAACTGGTGTTCTTGATTGCACCAAACTGCACACCTACAAGTACAATGAAGATCTGTTCAAGAAAGTAACTACCATTCCTGATGGTAAGAATCATGGTCTTATCTTCCTGCTGGATTGGTCTGGTTCTATGGCAGATTGTATGGTTGATACAATCAAGCAGGTATTCAATCTGATTTGGTTCTGCAACAAAGCAAACATCCCATTTGATCTGTATGCTTTCACCAACAGTTATCTTGATGAGTACAGGGACTGTCATAATCTTGACTGGAAAGAAAATACTTTCTGGATTTCTAATGACTTCTCCCTTCTTAACTTGCTGTCAAGTACCTGTAAGAAGAAAGATCTTGAGAAGCAGATGCTAAGTGTTTGGAGAAGTGTGTTTGGTATCAGGCACTTTGTTAATTACCATATCCACCCTTCTTACAACCTGTCAGGAACACCTTTGAATGAGGCAATTGTATGTCTTCACAAAATTATTCCTGCATTCAAGAAGAACAATGGTCTTCAGAAAGTTCAGTGTCTTGTCCTGACTGATGGTGAGGCAAACTCCATGCCTGTTGCTAAAAGGTATTGGAACAATTATCGTAAGCAATATGAAGTTGGAACAGCACATGTATATGCTGACAAATCCTATCTGCGTAATCGCAAAACTGGCATGACCTACAAATTCTCTTATGAGTACTATCAGTTTACTGAAGTTCTCCTTAAAGATTTGAAGGCAACCTTCCCTGATACAAACTTCATTGGTATCAGAATTGCTGGTAACAGGGACATCTATACCTTTGCTAGAAGGTACAATTATCTCTCTGACCAAATGATTAAAGAGATCAAGAAAGAGAAGTTTGTATCTATTGATAACAGTGGATACACCAAATACTTTGGTCTTATCAGTCAGAATCTTTCTAATGATGTTGAGTTTGATGTTGAGGAGGGTGCCTCCAAAACTAAGATCAAGTCTGCATTTGTTAAGAATTTGAAATCAAAGTCCCTAAATAAGAAAGTTCTAAGTCAGTTCATGGATCTGGTCTGCTGACCAGTTGCTTTACTGTCCCATCCCACCCCTCTGAGGGGTGGAGATGCCCTATACTATCTTTGTTGACCACAGAACACACACTCTACAAAATCATGGCTCTTTCACCTGAATACATCATCTCTTCACTCACTAATCTTTATGGTTCTGAAGTTGTTGCTGCTGATGTTCGTGCATGGTGTGCAATGAATGGAACTACTTATCAGACTGTTACTAAGAAACTTGATTCATACAAAGTTGGTCGTGGTAAGTGGAACCTGACAGTGCAAGAGAAACTGGAACAAAACTATCAAGCACCAGCAGCACTGCCTGCTGTTGAGCAAAACCTTATCCCTGCAAAAGATGATACCTTCGTCAAGTTTGGCAATTTCACAGATATTAAAAAGATTCTTAGCTCCCGCCTATTCTATCCTGCATTCATTACAGGACTTTCTGGCAATGGTAAAACGTTCCTTGTTGAGCAAGCTTGTGCCCAACTCAAGCGTGAACTGATTCGTGTCAACATCACCATTGAAACTGATGAAGATGATCTTATTGGTGGTTTTCGTCTTGTTAATGGTGAGACAGTTTGGCACAATGGACCAGTCATTGAGGCTCTTGAGAGGGGAGCTGTTCTTCTTCTAGATGAGGTTGACCTGGCATCTAACAAAATTCTGTGTCTGCAATCTATTCTTGAAGGTAAGGGTGTGTTCCTCAAGAAGATTGGTAAGTTTGTTCAACCTAAGGATGGGTTCACTGTCATTGCTACTGCCAACACCAAGGGTAAAGGTTCTGAGGATGGACGCTTCATTGGTACAAATGTTCTGAATGAGGCATTCCTTGAGCGTTTCTGTGTTACCTTTGAGCAGTCTTATCCTACTGCTGCTACTGAACTAAAAATCCTTCAGGGTATTGCTCTAGACCTCAATGTAGTTGCTCCTAACTTCTGTAAGAACCTGGTTGACTGGGCAGACATTATTCGCAAGACCTTCTATGATGGTGGTATTGAAGATGTAATCAGCACACGTCGCTTGGTCCACATCATTCGTGCTTACAGCATCTTTGGTGATAAGGAGAAAGCACTTAAAGTCTGCATCAATCGCTTTGATGAAGAGACCAAGGCATCTTTCATTGAACTGTATGACAAAGTTGATGCTGAGTTTGAGATGAATGTTGACAACTCAACTGAAAGTTGATATGATTAATGCATGGTCCCTATTGTATGATGAAATGATTGATCAAGATTGGGTAGCTGCTAATGGGGGGTATGAATATACCCCTGCAGGGACACCTGTAAGTGCAGATGGATATTCTGTGTCCATTAGTGATGCAACAGCACAAGACTATGAAAAATTTTGGAGTTCTATGGAAGAAGACAGGATTGATTTTAAAAACAGTGATTCAATTTCACTAAATCTAGACCTGACCAATAACAATGGTTTCTGGAAATACAGAGAGGATGAAATCCTCAAAGAACTGAGAGATTATCTGAGTGGCACATACAGATCTCACTACACCTCTCAAGAATCTAAAACCCAAACTCTTGACCTGATTGAGGGTATTGGTGATGCTGAAGCATTCTGTAGATCTAATGCTATCAAGTATCTGTCTCGCTTTGGCAAGAAGGATGGTAAGTCAAAACTTGACATCCTAAAAGCAATCCACTACTGTGTACTCCTGTGTCACTTCTCTGGTGTACTTGACAAACCAAAAGGTAATTATGAAACTTTCTGAATCAACTGTAAACCTGCTCAAGAACTTCTCTTCTATTAACCAATCTATTCTGTTTAAGCAGGGCAGCAAACTGCGTAGTATCTCAGTGATGAAGAACATCCTGGTTGAGGCAGAGATTGCAGAAGAGTTCCCCAAAGACTTTGGTATCTATGACCTCAATCAATTCCTTAATGGTCTTTCCCTCCACTCTGCTCCTGATCTGGATTTTACCAGGGATGAGTTTGTAGTAATCAAGGAAGGCAAGATGCGTTCCAAGTATTTCTTTGCTGACCCAACTGTGATTGTGTCTCCTCCTGAGAAAGAGATTACTCTTCCTACTGAGGATGTTGAGTTTGAACTGACATCACAGCAACTGGAGAAACTGAAGAAGGCAGCATCTGTCTATCAACTCCCTGACATCTCTGTGATTGGTGAGAATGGTGTTATCAAACTGGTAGCACGTGACAAGAAGAATGATACTTCTAATGACTTCTCTATCATTGTTGGTGAGACCAGTGCTGACTTTGTATTCAACTTCAAGGAAGAGAATCTGAAAATCATTCCTGGTGCTTATGATGTTGTTGTGTCATCTAAACTCCTTTCACGTTTCACCAATAAGAATGTGAATGTATGCTACTACATTGCCCTTGAACCTGACTCTACTTTTGAATGATGACTAAGTGGGAAGTTACATATAGAATCCCTTCTACAGGGACCAAATATCATAAGAAAATTGTTGAATGTACTTACCAACATGAAGCAACTAAAATTGCTCAGGCAGAAATGCCTTCAGCTACAATTTGTGGGGGAGCAAGGCGCATCAGTTGATATTCCTATGAGGGTTGTAGGCAGTGCTCTTGTGATCACTGCCTATTTTATTGTCCTGCATGTGAGTGTAACTGTTGGTGTGTTTCTGCATTTTATTGCAGACCTTATTTCTGTTCCCTATTTTGTAAGAACTAAATCATGGGATGTAGTTATCATGCTATCATTCCTCCTTATTATATCCTTGAGTAAATTGGTATGACTGACTGGAAGAAAGCAACTAATGATAAGATTGCAAGAAATCTCATAGATCAAGTCGCACTTTTACTTGAGGGAGAGGTAAAATTCTATCAATGTGCTGATTTAAAAACCACACATAAGAAAATTGTTATTGAATATGATTTTGAGAAGAAAGAAAAATGAGACACATACTCTTTACATTAAAGGGTTGTCCTTCTAAATTGTTGGATGATGAGGCACATATCAGGAATGTACTTTCCTTTGCTGCTTCAATTTCAGGTAGCACACTCCTTGACATATCATCCCACAAATTCTATCCTGTTGGTGTTACAGCCATTGCATTGCTAGCAGAGTCACATATCTCAATTCACACATGGCCTGAGAAGGGTATGGCAGTTTGTGATGTTTTTACCTGTGGTGATAAAACTGAACCCAGAGCTGCAGCAACATACATGTATGAGGTAATGGAAGCAACAGACATAGTAAGTGAAACTTTTAAAAGACCATTATCATGAATATCTTTGTCACAAGTGAGAGTCCATGGGAGAGTGCCAGAGTCCTACCTGACAAGCACATTGTCAAGATGCCCCTAGAGACCTGTCAGATGCTCTCTATTGTCTGCTCTGAGAAATGGGGACATGGGTTTGGGACCATCCCTAGGGCAGATGGGCAACCCTACAAGACCACCACAGGTGCCTTCAGGAACCACCCTTGCACTGTATGGGCAAACTCCTTTGTGACCAACTGGCAGTGGTTGCTTGCCCATGGTCTAGCATTGTGTGAAGAATATTCAGAAAGATATGGAAAGGTTCATACTTGTCATGCAAGTCTCCTAGCAGCAAAAGAGATTCTTCCTACTGCAGATCCACAGGGGAGAAGTGGTAAAGGACCAACACCTTTTGTATTTGCAGGACCTGATGAATTCAAGTATGATACAACAGTTGATATATACACACGCTACAAGCGTTATATTGCTTCTAAACCATGGGTAAAGGATAATTACATTCGCCTCCCTGATCGTAAACCTACTTGGATTGAGTAATGGATTATCAAATTATTGAAAGACTCTTAAATGCAGAAGATATTGAGAGAGTAAAGGAGATTATGAATAGAGATGATCTTCCCTGGCAGGGTGGTGGATTGTCTGTCTATGAAGATGGTAAAAGGTTGAATGATGAAAAGGTTGCCCATTTCAAAGTAAATAAACAACTTGATCCTGAGGCAGATGATGATGCACAATCAGAAATAGGAAGTATGATCTTCCAAGCAACTGATAAATGTTTTGATTGGAACAATTTTGTTTGTCCTAATGAAAGTAGACCACCATTAATAACTAGAACAGAAGAGGGAGGTTTTTATAGAGTACATCATGATGCATCAAATGTTGGTCATTTCAGCACCACTGTATTTTTAAATGAACCATATGAGTATGATGGTGGTGAGTTATGTCTTGATTTGAATGGTGACATTAAACTTATAAAGATGCCAGCAGGATCTTGTGTAACATATAGAACAGGTATCCCACATTGTGTTAATCCAGTTACTTGTGGACATAGGGATGTTGCTGTATTCTGGACCTCTACTTGGTTCCCTGATCCTCATGAGTGGAGAATATACAGAGGAATTAGGAGGGCAATTCACTTCCTCCCTAATAAGACAGAACACCTGTCCCTTGATGAGTCAAGAGATGATCCATGTTTCATTCTCCTGACTGTAATGCATGACATGGAAAGAAAAACTTTTGTTAGAGGCAGAAATGACAACTCGTGATGAATTTGTTTGGGTTGAAAAGTATCGCCCAAAGACAATTGAAGAATGTATTCTCCCTGAGAAAACCAAGCAATCATTTATTGACTTCCTTGGTAAGGGAGAAGTACCAAACCTATTACTGTCTGGTCCTCCTGGATGTGGTAAGACCACAGTTGCAAAGGCACTATGTGAGCAACTTGGTGCAGACTATTATATTATCAATGGCTCTGATGAGGGTCGTTTCCTAGACACTGTACGTAACAATGCCAAGAACTTCGCTTCAACTGTATCGCTATCTTCTTCAGCAAAACACAAAGTCATCATCATTGATGAGGCTGATAACACAACCCCAGATGTACAACTCTGCCTTAGGGCGTTTACAGAGGAGTTTATTGGCAACTGCAGATTTATCTTCACCTGCAACTACAAAAACAAAATCATCCAACCTCTCCATTCCAGATGTGCAGTCATTGACTTTGCCATCAAAGGAAAGGACAAGCAAGAACTGGCAGCAAAGTTTTTCAAACGTATCCAAGAAATCTTGGTTGCAGAAAGTGTTGAATATGATAACAAGGTCCTGGTAGAACTTATCCAGAAACACTTCCCTGACTGGAGACGTGTACTGAATGAGTTGCAAAGATACTCTGTCAGTGGTAAAATTGACACAGGCATCCTGGCAGCATTTAGCAATGTAAAGACAGATGATTTATACAAAAATCTCAAAGATAAAGACTTTCCTAAGGTCAGGAAGTGGGTTGTTGATAATCTGGACAATGATCCTACTGTACTTCTTAGGAGTGTGTATGATGCTTGTTATTCACACTTGGAAGGTTCTGGGATTGCTGCTGCTGTGCTTATTATTGCTAAGTATCAGTACCAATCTTCTTTCGTTGCTGACCAGGAAATAAACATGCTTGCTTGTCTAACTGAAATTATGGTGGAGTGTCAATTCAAATGAATGTCAAAGTGCTGAGAATGAATACAGGTGAAGAAATTATCTACACCTTGATTAGTGAAACTGAAGATTACATTGAGGTAGAACATCCTCTGGTTGCTCTCCCCAATGCACAGGGTCAAGTGGGATTTGCACCATGGTCTACTCTTGCTAAAGAGGATACAACTATCAAAGTCTCAAGGGATTACATTGTCTATGAGATTGAGGCAAGAGAAGAGATTGTAGATAACTATGTCAAAATCTTTTCTAAGATTGAAACCCCTAGCAAGAAGAAGTTGATTCTGTGAAGTCATACAAAACTCCCCTGAGATATCCTGGTGGAAAGTCACGTGCCTGTAAAAAGATGGCAACTTACTTTCCAGATCTTGGGAATTATGAAGAATTTCGTGAACCTTTCCTTGGTGGTGGCAGTGTGTCCATATATATTACAAAGAAATATCCAGACATTAGTGTTTGGGTAAATGATATGTATGAACCTCTTTATAATTTCTGGACTCAACTCCAGAAACATGGGGAGGAAATGAAAAATGAATTGGTCTATTTGAAAGGTCAGCACAATACACCTGATAAGGCAAAGGATTTATTTCTTCAGTCAAAGGATGTTGTTAAAGATGAAAGTGCTTCTAGTCTGGACCGTGCTATTAGGTTCTTTGTGGTTAACAAGTGCTCATTTAGCGGACTCACAGAATCGTCCTCATTCTCAAAAGCAGCATCACAGGGTAATTTCTCTATGCGTGGCATTGAAAAACTGCCAGGTTATGCCAAGATAATTAAGAACTGGAAGATTACCAACCTTAGTTATGAGGAGTTGTTAACCAATGACAAAACCATCTTCACCTACCTTGACCCACCCTATGACATCAAGTCAAACCTTTATGGGAGAAGAGGTAGTATGCACAAACAGTTCTGCCATGACACCTTTGCCAGTGACTGTGATAGGTTTGATTGTCCTCAACTTATATCTTATAATTCGTCTCAACTGGTCAAGGACAGATTCAAAGGATGGGGTGTAAGTGAGTTTGATCTTACATATACTATGAGATCAGTTGGTGAGTATATGAGAGAACAAAAGAAGAGGAAGGAACTACTGCTTTTTAATTATGGAACTAAAGGACTGGCTTAACTCTATCAACTTTAATAAGGAGAATATTCTTGAGGAGGATGCATCTCTTTCTAGGGAGTATCCTCCTTTTATTATTAACAAATGTTTATCAGGTCACATGGATTGTGTCTTGTTTGCCAATGAGATGAACAAGTATCATTTCTTAGACAAGGACATGCAATATAATTTTTATCTAAATATATTGAGAAAGAGAAAGAGATTTTCTCCTTGGCTTAGAAAAGATAAAGTATCAGACTTAGAATGTGTTAAACAATACTATGGTTATAGTAATGAAAAAGCATTGCAGGTACTGAAAATTCTATCTCATGAGCAAATTGATTACATCAAACAAAGACTTGACACTGGTGGAACAAAATGACCCAAACAACTGAACCTCAAGTTAATTGGTCTCAGGACCAAATGGTTGAGATTAAATTAAATGAACCTGATGATTTTCTTAAAGTTAGAGAGACACTGACAAGGATTGGTGTTGCATCTAGAAAGGAAAAGAAACTGTATCAGTCTTGCCACATTCTACACAAGCAAGGTAAATACTTTATTGTTCATTTCAAAGAACTCTTTGCACTTGATGGTAAGTATGCAAATCTCACCATCAATGATGTTCAGAGAAGAAATCGTATTACTAGACTTCTAGCAGACTGGGGTCTGATTACTATTGTCAGTGATGACTCCATTCTAGACATTGCTCCCCTTAACCAAATCAAGGTTCTGTCCTACAAAGATAAAAATGACTGGACCCTTGAGCAGAAATACAACATTGGTAAGAGGGGTAAGGTAGAGGAAACCACCTAAATACTACTGCGATCTATCGTGCGGTCGCTTCAAAAGTCGGAACAACCATACAAAGTGGTAGGGTTTTTACCCTTCCACTTTTTTCCTTTTCTTGTATAATTAGTACTGTCAGATGCCTTTGGGTCTGACATCTTATACTCGCTTTTAAAGGAGAATTATGTCAAGTTCATTAAGACGCTATGGAACTTACAACATGGAGAAGTTCCTTGATCAGGTTACTAGAAATACAATTGGGATGGATGAGTATCTGTCAAATGTATTTGGTGCATCATTCCAGGAAACAAATTACCCACCATACAATTTGATTCAGATTAATAATACAGAGTCAAGGTTGGAACTCGCTCTTGCTGGTTTCAAAAAGGATGAGATTAATGTCTACACAGAATATGGCAAGATCATTGTCAAGGGCGAAAAGAATAATAAAGAAGAGGAAGCAACGTATGTTGTCCAGGGTCTCGCTCAGCGAAACTTTGAGAGAGCATGGACACTCAGCGATGACACGGAAGTTAGATCAGTTACTTTTGAGAATGGGTTACTAACAGTAGACCTGATGAAAGTAGTTCCAGAAAAACATGCTAAGAAAGTCTGGTTCTAAATATAACTGAATATCGTCGCCGCAGGGGGCAACTGGCAAAATCCAGTTGACACCCCTCTTTTTTTATTCTATAATCTAACTGAGGAATTTTTAAAACAATGAGTGTACAATTATTGCTGCTGAAGTCTGGTGAGGATGTAGTTGCTGACATCCAGGAAATGGTAGTAGAAGAAAAGGTGGTTGGATATTACCTTAAATATCCTTGCAGAGCGCAACTGGTAACACCTAATAATACCTCTGATACCTCTATTGGTGCCAAGATTCAATTGACACCTTGGATGCCTTTGGCAAAAGACAAAGTTATCCCTGTGGTATCTGACTGGGTGGTTACTATTGCTAACCCTGTTGGACAACTAGAAAACATGTATTTGGAAGCGACAGCAAAGTATGAAGAAAGAGAACGTGAAGCTCCTGGTCCTGACCAGTGATTGTATCCTGTTATCTCAGATTGAAGAGGTAACAACTGAATTGGGGGAACCTGATTGTAAACTAACAGAACCATTTGTATTCTATCCAGATGGCACATTGAAACCTTGGTTGGTTGATGTTACAAGTCAAAATACTTTTATGATTTCATCTGACAAGATCTTGACACTGGCAGACCCCAATAGTAAACTAATGGAGAAGTATGAAAGTCTGGTAGGGGAATGAGGTTTTACACTAACATTCAGATGGTTGGTAACAATATTCTGTTTCGTGGTATTGATAATGGTGAGAGAGTCATGTTCAAAGAGGAGTTCTCACCAACTCTGTTTGTTAAGTCAAATAAAGAATCAAAGTACAAAACCCTTGAGGGGGAGAATGTAGAACCCATTAAACCTGGCACCATCAGAGACTGTAGAGAATTCTACAAAAAGTATGAAGATGTAGATGGATTCAAGATCTATGGGAATGATAGATTTATCTTCCAATATATCTCTGAAAAATATCCTGAGGATGAGATCAAGTTTGATATCAAGAAAATTAATCTTGTAACTATTGATATTGAGGTTCAGGCAGAAGATGGTTTCCCTGACCCAGAATCCTGCTCAGAGGAGATGCTTACCATCTCCATGCAGGATTATTCTACGAAGAAAATTACCACCTGGGGTAGGAAACCTTACACACCTACACAGGACAATGTAACTTACTATCATTATGATAATGAGATTGACATGCTCAACTCATTCATCTACCACTGGAACAAGAATCCACCTGAGGTTGTAACTGGTTGGAACTGTCGCCTGTATGATATTCCTTATATCTGTGGCAGGATTGATAGGATCATGGGAACAAAGAAGATGAAACTTCTTTCCCCATGGGGACTGGTTACTCAGGAAGAACTCTATATTAATGGTAGAAAGTTCAATGTCTTTGATATTGCTGGTGTGACCACACTTGACTATCTGGAACTGTATAAGAAGTTTACCTATACAAACCAGGAGTCCTACAGACTGGATTATATTGCTGAGGTAGAACTGGGTCAGAAGAAACTGGACCACAGTGAGTTTGATACATTCAAAGATTTCTACAGAGGCAACTGGAAGAAATTTGTTGACTACAACATTGTTGACGTGGAACTGGTTGACAGGTTGGAAGACAAGATGAAACTCATTGAGTTGGCATTGACCATGGCATATGACGCCAAGGTGAACTATGTTGATGTGATGTATCAGGTTAGGATGTGGGATACCATCATCTATAACTATCTCAAAAAGAGGAACATTGTGGTTCCTCAGAAGGACACATCAGAGAAAAGTGATAGGTTTGAAGGAGCCTATGTCAAACAACCCACACCAGGGGTCTATGACTGGGTGGTGTCCTTTGACCTTAACTCCCTGTACCCTCACCTGATGATGCAGTACAACATCTCTCCTGAGACCCTGATGGAGGAGAAGCACCCCTCTGCCACCATTGACAGGATTCTGGGTCAAGACCTGACCTTTGAGATGTACAAGGACTATGCTGTGTGTGCCAATGGTGCTATGTTTAGGAAGGACATCAAAGGATTCATGCCTGAACTGATGGAGAAGATGTATGCAGAACGTAAGATCTACAAGAAAAAAATGCTCCAGGCAAAACAGGAGTATGAGAAGAACCCAACCAAACAACTAGAGAAGGATATTGCCAAATACAATAACTTCCAGATGGCAAGAAAGATTGCTCTTAACTCTTGCTATGGTGCTATTGGTAACCAGTATTTCAGGTACTATAAGTTAGCAAATGCTGAAGCAATCACTCTTTCAGGTCAAGTTTCTATCAGATGGATAGAAATAAAGGTCAATGAGTATCTAAATAAACTACTCACTACAGAGAATATAGATTATGTCGTCGCATCTGACACTGACTCAATCTATCTTAACCTTGGACCTCTTGTTAATAAATTTCTTGCTTCTAAGTCTGGCGACAAAGCAGCAGTTGTGGGGTTACTTGACAAGGTGTGCCAAGACAAGTTGGAACCGTTCATCGAGAAGAGTTACAAGGAGCTTGCATCGTATGTAAATGCATATTCACAGAAGATGCAGATGAAGAGGGAGAACATTGCAGACAGGGGTATCTGGACAGCAAAGAAGAGATACATCCTGAATGTATGGGATAGTGAAGGGGTAAGATACTCAGAACCCAAACTAAAGATCATGGGTATTGAGGCAGTCAAATCATCTACACCTGCACCTTGCAGAACAATGATTAAGGATGCTCTTAAACTAATGATGAATGGCACAGAAGATGATGTGATTAAATTTATTGATGATTCAAGAAAGAAGTTTAATAGTATGCCACCTGAAGATATTGCCTTCCCTAGAGGTGTGTCTGATGTAAATAAACATAAGAGTTCAGCAACAATTTATGCGAAGGGATGTCCCATTCATGTAAGAGGTGCGCTTCTCTACAACCATTACATTAAAGAGAAAGGATTACAGAACAAATACTCCTATATTAATAATGGTGAGAAGATTAAGTTCATCTACCTGAAGAAAGCAAACCCAATCAGAGAGAATGTTATCTCATTCATCTCCGACTTCCCTAGGGAGATTGGTGTTGACAAGTACATTGACTATGACCTACAATTCCACAAAGCCTTCCTTGACCCACTTAAGGTCATCCTTGATGCCATTGGTTGGAATGTGGAAAAAACTGTAAACCTAGAACTATTTTTTGGATAATGGATTTCCTTAAAGATATTGTAAAAGAGATTGGCAATGACTACACCCAACTTGCAGCAGACATTGACGACACTGAACAATTTGTGGACACAGGTTCGTACATTTTTAATGGACTTGTTTCAGGGTCTATATTTGGCGGTGTATCTGGGAATAAGATTACTGCCATTGCTGGGGAGTCTTCTACTGGAAAAACTTTCTTCTCGCTTGCAGTTGTCAAAAATTTCCTGGACGCTAATCCTGATGGGTATTGCCTATATTTTGATACTGAAGCAGCTGTTAATAAGAGTCTTCTCTCAAGTAGAGGGATTGACCTTACCAGGATGGTTGTCGTAAATGTTGTCACCATTGAGGAGTTCAGATCCAAAGCACTGAAGGCAATTGATATATATCTGAAGACCCCAACAGAAGACCGCAAACCCTGTATGTTTGTGCTAGACTCACTGGGTATGCTCTCCACTGAGAAAGAGATCAGGGATGCCCTTGATGATAAACAAGTCAGGGACATGACCAAATCACAGTTGGTCAAGGGAGCATTTAGAATGCTAACACTCAAACTAGGACAAGCAAATGTTCCGCTCATTGTCACAAATCACACATACGATGTCATTGGAGCTTATGTACCAACAAAAGAAATGGGGGGAGGTTCTGGACTCAAGTATGCAGCGAGTACAATC